GATATTTCAATTATTGGAGACACTGATGGAAAAACACAAAAAGCTTTATACAAAATAGGGCTTTTAGATGCTTGTACCGATGCCGGAATATGGACGAGACTTTTTGGTGGAGCCGTTATCGTTACTTTGTATGAAGGAAAAACTTTATTTAATCAACCTCCTTTAGATTCTGAAAAAGTGACTGGTTACAAGGTTTTTTCTTCTGCTGCTGTTGATTTGAATGATTCTGATTTTGTAAAATTACCAGAATCTAAATATTATAACGATGTTGAATTTTTCAAATGCAGAAAACCAGATGGAATTTATGAAACAATTCACGCATCGAGAGTCACAGTTGTAAAGGGGCGATTAGCTCCAGATAATTTAGACTTAGACGCAAGGCGTTATTACTTTGGTTTTTCAATTGTGCAAATGGTAGAAGATGCGCTAAAAAGTTTAGGCGCTTCAATTACTGGAATGTCGAATATGCTCGCGGAAAGCGGAATTTCAATTTTTAGCATGGATGGGTTTGTTGAAATGTTGTCTAGGCCGAATGGAGAGGCTAAGATAAGAGAGCGCATAAGCTTGACAAAGCGGTGCATGAGTTCTATGCGAGCCGTATTTGGTGACAAGAACGACACCTTCCAGATGCTTTCTCATAACTTTGCTGGCATTCCTGAATCTCTTAAAATTCTGATGATGATTTGTTCAGCAAGAAGCGAAATACCTGTAAGTATTTTATTTGGTCAGACGGCAACGGGGCTTTCTCAAACAAATGAGGCTGACGTTAAGGCTTACGAGGCTCTTGTAGAAAAATGGAGAACTAAAACACTCTATCGTCCAATGTGTTCCCTTATTTCTGATTTTACAAGAAGAAATATGGGGTCTAAAGAATCTTCTGAGTTTGATTTTGGAAGTGTGTCCACAATGACTCAAACTGAAAGGCTTAACACATTGAAAATTCAAACTGATATAATGAAAATTCTTTTTGATATGGGCGTAAAGATCCCGGACGAAATAGAAAAAATTATGTTTAAAAATGGAGACGCTTCAAAATTTGAGGTCAACACCTAATGAACTTTGTTGAGTTCTTTAATAGGATGAAAGCTCTTAAAATGGCTAAAAAGGGCCGTCCTCCTGTTCTTTCCGCTAATACTTTTTTCCCTTGGAAAGAAGAAAGATTGGCTAAAGAATTATTAAAGAATGAGCTAAATAGAATTTCTGAAATAATGGCCAATTCAGCTATTTCTAAATCAGGTATTCACGACGATGGCACAGAATTAGTTCAGGTAAATTCAGAAGCCGCGCTATCTCCTGATTTTATTTCTTCGGTAGATAAATTAGCAGAGTCGATAGAATCTTTTTGCACAAAGTCTTTTTCTAATTTTTCTGAAATGGTTGTAGGTCAAAGGTATTTTCCTTATGGATCCAAGAAAAAAACAATAGACGCTTGGAAGGATAATTTTTTACAGCAATGCAAATCATCTTCAGCAGAAATAAATAAAAAAATTTCAAATATTGTTTATAATTCTGTCAATAAGGGCAGAACATTAAAAGAAACAATGTCTTTGATTAGAAAAGAATCAAAGGATATGTCAGAGTCAAAGGCTGAATTAATAGCAAGAACAGAGACAGCAAAACTAAATTCGGCTATTTCTCAGGCTCAACAAGAAGAGGCTGGATTAGATTACTATCAGTGGGCTGCTGGAAAAGATGGAAGAACAAGAGAAAGCCACATAAAAATGCAGGGTTTAATTTGTTCTTGGAAAGACTCAACCGTCTATTTTACAGTAGAAAACGGAAAGATGGTTAAGCACAAAAGAACTGCTGCAATGGTTAAATTGCACCCTGGTGAAGATTTTAATTGTCGTTGTATTGCGCTACCGTGGGACATTTCTTTTATGAATGATTATAAAAGCCCAAAGGTCTAATTATGTCTGATGCTATGGATGACTTCTTTATAAAACTTCAAAAAATGAAGTCACGGGTTCAGTTTATGGAAACTCGATCAATTAGAGTTGGGTGGCCAGATGGGAACAAATCTTATGCAGAAGCAAAACATAGGCTTGATACTGGAGAGAAAAGAAAAGAGGGCGAAATTGTAAAGCCAGCAAGCCAAGCTCTTATTGCTGCAACTCTTAATTTTGGTCGAAAGCCTGGTGTTTGTTCAAATGGGGCTCCTTATGCAGAAATACCCGCTCGTGATTTTATGGGTGTAGCTGTTAAAGAATATGGAGAACATATCACTAAAGTGGCAATGTCTCAAATGAAACAAGTGATGGATGGGTCTAAATCTCCAGGTAACGCAATGAGAAGAATAGGGGTTGAATGCAAAGGAGCAATACAAAGAGCTATGCTTGATAGCGATAAGTATTTGCCTAATAGCCCTAAAACTAAAAAAAGTCATCCAACACCAGACCCAAAGCCGCTTTTTGACACTGGGAATCTTATAGCGAGTGTAGATTTTGAAATAAAGTAGTATGCTATCTTTTGGTGTTTTTGAATGTAATTTGTTTTTGTTTATTTAACGTAATTAAATTGATTGAAGATGAAAATAAATTCTCGCGATTATTCTGAAGTCGACACAAACATTTTTCATAGTACCCCAGAAGGGTATCTTACTGGTAAAATGTGTGTTACTGGTGCCGGAGTTTTCCGGTACATGGGAGACAACGGACAGATAATCAACCGAGTTCGCCCAGTAGAAGAAGTAAAAAAAAGTATTCCGACTCTGAATATAAAGCCTATTGTTTTAACGCACCCGAACGAAGATGTTACTCCAGAAAATATTAAAAGTCTTTCTGTTGGAATGAGCGCAAATGATGCTGAGTTTGATGGGCTTAATGGATTTGTAACTGTCACTGTAACTGATAAAACGGCGATTGATGCTATAAAGCGCGGCGACGTGAAGGCTTTTTCTTGCGGATATGATTGCAATGTGACTCCTGAATCTGGGGTATGGCAAGGAATGCCGCATGATGAAAAACAAAGCGATATGATTTATAATCACATTGCGCTTGTATATGCAGGAAGGGCCGGAGATTCAGTTAGATTTCGTGTTGGTGACTCTAGTGATATTGAAAAAATTTTTAACAAACAGAAGGACGATACAATGAAAACATTAACTTTGGATAGTGTACAGTACCAAGCTGATGAAGCCGTTATTGCTGCATTCCAAAAAGCTACGCATGATGTGGATGCCCTCAAAACGGATCTTGCAACTGCAAACAAAGAAAAAGACGTTGCTCTTGCCGCCAGAGATGCACTACAAGCTGAGCTTAAGGTTGAAAAAGAAAAAAGCAAAAGCTCTGATACTGTAGATGCAGCAGTAAGTGCAAAAGTGGCCCTTATTGACAAAGCCAAAAGCTTCGGATGCGAAGTAAAATCCTCGGACTCTACCGAAGCCATTATGAGTTCGGTAATTCTAAAAGCCTATGATGGTATTGATCTAAATGGAAAAAGTCAAGATTATTTCGCGGGTATGTTTGATTCTGCCTGCCGAAATCTTGAATTGGTTGCAAAAAACACCCAAAAGTCTCTTGATTCTCGTGGTTCCGAAACTCATTTGGAAGACTCAGACCCAGAAAGGGCCTATAACGATATGTGCTCAGGTCTTGGAAAAAAGAAACAATTACAGAATGGGGGTAAATAATGTCCTTTGAAGCAAATGAATATGGTCGCTCTATTGGGGCCCCTGGTCTTATCGTACCTGGTATTCCTGCGGTTATTGATACCGGGATTCTTCAAGTCGCCGTAGCAAAAGAAGGTGGATTCCTTTTGTTTGGTCAGTTTGGTGCTGGCGATGCAGTTTGGCCCACAAAGGCAACAGCTTCTTCTGGCGCAAAACGCACTTTTGATATTACTCCTACTTTGGTTACTGCTGCTGCGGGAACTGTGACTGTACTGAAAAACGGAGTTTCAGTAGCCACAGCAACAACCACGAGTGAGTCTACTGTTTCCACCGTAATTGATTCTCTTGTGGCTTCTTGGAATGACCCGCTTTATGTTGTCACCGATGGAACTACAAAGCTTGATGTCGAAGCTGCATCCGTTGGAGCACTTCAAAATTCCGATGTGTTTACAGTAAGTGTTGGTACATCTGGATTTACTGCTGTTGTGGGAGAAAACGATATTGCCGGTGCTGATGTCGTTGTAGGTGGATACTTTAAGGGCATAGCACAACGAGTCACTATTGCCGATGAATTTGAACAGTACGAAGCTTTGAATGTTATTTCAAAAGGCCGAGTCTGGGCAACTGTATATGGTGATGTTCTTGATGGACAACCAGTTTATTTCGATTCCTCGTACAACATTACCGCGACTTCCGGCGGGAATACAGCTATCAGCGGGGCAATTTTCAAAACTTCAGCGTCCGACGGCGAACTTTCGCAGATCGAGCTTTCTTAAGGAGAAAAAGAGATGAAACTCAACGATACAGACCTCAGTAAGCTTAATCGGCTTTTCAATCAGATTCTCACAGAGACATACGCGCTCCCTCGCGAGAATCTTGATGCCACAACGTTTGTTCCTATGCAGACTGGCATTAATCCGTGGGTAAAATCATGGACCTATAAAACCATTTCAGAATTAGGAATGGCCAAGATTGTTTCCGATGGCGCAAAGGACTTGCCCCCTGTATCCCGCGCGATGAAACTTGCAACAAACCTTCTCCACACCGTTGGTGCTTCGTATTCCTATACGGATCAAGAACTTGAAGGATGGCTTTTTGCTGGTCAAGACATTTCTCGTGACGAAGCAGACACGGCTCGCCGTAAGATCGACGAACTTGTTGACACTTTGATTTATTTGGGAGATGCGACAAGCGGTTTTACTGGACTTGTAAACAACACTAACGTTCCTATTGTCACTTTGGCGGCTACAGGAACGGGCGGATCTATTGCTTGGAACAAGAAAACACTCGCTCAGATCACTATCGATATTCAGGCGATGATCAATACTATTCGCACAAACACGAAGGGAGCTAATGGAAAGCCTACTTCTATTGCTGATAGTATCCTGATCCCTCATGATGCATTCGTTCATATCTCGTCTACTCCAAAAAATGACACTTCTGACAAGCAGATTATTGACCACCTTAAAACGGTCTTTGCGGCTCAAGGAATCGTTAATTGGAACGAATGCCCGGCTCTTGATGCTGCTGGTGTTGGTGGTACTTCTCGAGTGATGCTTTACAAACGTGATGTATCTTGCCTTTCTTATGTTCTTCCGATTCCATTCCGCCAAAAGACTCCTCAAGAAGTGGGCCTTGCCTACATTGTGAATTGCTTTGGTCGTTGCGGTGGAACAGTGTTCAAGCGTCCTACCACTGCTGTTTACGGCGATGGTGTGTGATCCCCTCCAGGGAATGCGTAACATGGATTTTCTGTGTTGCGCACTCCCTGTTTTTTTTAACGCATAACCCTGGAGAATTATTATGCAAATTGTGATAAATAATCTTTTATCTGTTGTAAATCACAGCGGTAAAAATCTTCTGCCTGGAACCAACGTAGTAGAATCCATTGAGTCAAACCATCCAATATTCAAAAAGTATGTGGATGAATGCCAAATGGAAATTATTGACGTTGAAAAATCTTCAAAGAATGAGAAGTTGCGCGCTATTGCTCGGGCGACAACAAAACTTACTCTTGATTCGCTCAAATTGTTAATCGGAAAAGAAAACGCGTTCAAGGATGCGTTCTCAACTGCTTACGAAAATATTGCATCTTTTGAAAAAGAAATTGAAAATGCTGACTCTGCAAAAACGGCTGAATAATGACTGATGCACAGAAAGCGAAAGCTATTTCTTTCATGCCCGATAAACTTGCGGGAAACGTCAAGGTAAACGTGTGGATGGAAATAGCCTCGCTTCGTGTGTCAGAGTCTTTTTTTGGAACTTCTTATCCATTGGCTTTATCTTATATGGCTTCGCATATAGGAATTCTAGAAATGAGAGGAAACGGAGTTGGTGGACCTATTACATCAAGGTCTGAGGGTTCTATTTCTGAATCTTATGCCGCTCCGTCTATTCCAAATCAAGATTTGTCGTCTACTTCGTATGGTGTCGCGTACGTTTCGTTAATGAGATCATTCAAAACTGGTTTTGGAATTAGCGGGGGGATCTAATGCCCACAGCTTTTGGAAAATCATTCAAATATGCCGAATTGTCAAATGGAGCCTATAATACTTCTGGTATTTGGGTTGATGGAACAATTAGTTCTAGAACTGTCGAAGGAACCATACATTCGATGACAGCAAAGGAAACCCTTTCTTATTCTCAAGGAAGCCGAAATACTGGACTCGTAAAGGTGATTTCAGACGAAGCCTTATCCTCAAGAACCCAAGGCGGAAATGAGGGCGGATACGTTGTTTATGGAAATAACATTTACCAACTTGAAAATGAAATGCCTTTTTTAAATGAAGTCTTTTCTCATTATGAATATGTTGGGTGCTTAGTTCCAAAATCAGAAATTCCAGCTTCAGTAAGTGTGGTGCTGTAATGACTTCTTTAGACATTAGATCGTTCCTTTGCAAATGGATTTCATCTCTTGGGTATAAAGCGATTCAGTTTCCAACAAATACACCAGCACCAAGTGGACTATATATTGCCGTTAGCTCTGGGATGGTTTCTCAATATGGGGCAATGACTAACCCGGGTCCTGATGATTCTGGGACAAAGAAAAGAATCGTTCAAAATGTAATTTCAATAACGCTTAATGAAGTTGAAGGTGATGGAGACGCATTGAGGGCTATAAAAAACTCATTGCAGTCTAAAGAATTTAGAGACTATGCAAAATCAGAGTTACAAGGTGAAGATTTAAATTTTGATACTGGAGTTTCTATTTGGGAAATTGGGGACATTGTAGACATATCGGTAAAAGATGGTGATTTTAACATAAAACAGTTTACGATGAAATTTGATGTTAATTTCAATGATATAATATCATCGCCCGTTTCCAAAAAGATTCTTTCGGTTAGTGGAACAATTGGAAATGAAAATTTTGAAACTTAAGAGGTGACTTAATGGATAAGAAAATGAATTTGGTTGTAAAAGTGTCTATTAGCGAGGCTGTAAGCGCGGTCACAAGCACTTCTATCAACACTATGGGCGTTGTTGTTACCAGTTTGACTTCTCCTATTGAAGACGCAGGGAAATATTACAGCTCTGATGATGTAAAAACAGATTTTGGGGCAACTTCCGAAGCATACTATATGGCTTTAGATTTCTTCTCTCAGACAAATCATCCTCAAGGGCTTGTGATTATTCCTGTTGCAACTCAGACTGCTGAAGTTGTAATGGAGGCTTGTTCTTCAGCTATTGAAACTTACGATGTATATCATTTCTGTATTCAGGCTTTAGCGGCTTCTGACGCCGCAACGGTTACCGCACTTGCATTGGCATTAGAAACTTGGTGTCTTGAAAATTACAAGATGTTCCATATTGAAGTGGGCGATCCTACCATTGCTTCTGCTGTTCAAACGTCTTTAAACGCAACGTCTCCAGAATGCACAGATATTTGGTCTCATAACAAGACTTCTTTCCCTACCGAATATTTAGCCGTGGCTATTGTTGCAAGCCGTTGCGGAGTTGATCCGGCTCGTGGAACATGGGCTCATAAAGAAGTCAACTCAATTACCCCAGATGCCGTTTCAGTGCCAAATTTTGCTTCGTATAAAAATATTGGACTTAATTTTTATACGAAAATAGCCGGAGTTTCGAGAACGTTCTTTGGGACTTGTGGCGATAAGTCCACTTTTATTGATGTGAGGCTTAAAAAAGATTGGATTCGTTTTCGTGTTATGGAATCCATCTTTAATCTTCTTGGGTCTGCAAATGATGGATACGGCGTTTCTTATGATGATTCCGGCATTCAATCTATTGGGGCTTCTGTTGGTGGAATTTTTACAAAGGCAGCAGCGAACGATCGTCAGTACATTATGTCTGACTATTCTGTAACTGTTCCAAATTATGACGATATTGATGCCGCAGAAAAAGCAGAAAGAAATCTGCCTGATGTGAAGGGCTCTTTCAAAATTATGGATAGCATTCATACCGTTCTTGATGTTGAACTTGCCATTACGGCGTAAGGAGAAATAAAATGAGCGTTACAGTACCAGTACTTCGCACATGGGATCATACTCAATGCAATAGCAGCATTGGGGGTCTTGCAATAACTGATCTTAACGGTGATGGCACTTGTGAAAGTGCTGCCGAAGATTGGGAATTTGTTGAAGGGCAAAATGGAGCGGTAGAACGCTCTTTGAATAACAACCACATGTTTAATTTCACCTATCCAATGATGGCAACATCTCCACAATTGGATGCTCTTGAAACTCTTTCTCAGGCAGACAAAAAAACTGGTGCCGGGCCGTACCCATTTGCATTTGTCCGAATTGGCAGTAGCTTTAAGATTACAGGTCTTGCTACGATTATGAGCATTGCCCCAATGAACTCTTCTAAGAAGGGTACAGCTCGCAATGTAAAAATTGCAGTTGTTGGTGAGCTTGTTTGGCTTGGGACTTGATCTTGATTAACCCTGGAGAAAAAAATGGAAAACAAAGTGTACAAAGAACTCGAATCAGAAGGAAGAAAATATCAGGTGTATCCATTTAGTGGAAGGGCCTCTGTAAATCTTGATCGTAAAGTAACTGATCTTTTGTTTAGTCTTTCTGGAAAGAAAATGAACAAGGATCAATTATTTTTTGAGTTCACAAATGTGTTCTCAAGAATGAGTGATGACGAGTTTAATTCTTTTGTGAGTGACACTCTTGCAAATACTGTATTTGTTGGAAGTGATACCGAAGCATCTGGTAAACTTGTGGGAGACTTCATTTGGGATCATTTCAAATGCCGTCTTGATTCAATGTACGATTTGATGTATCACATTTGGGAGGTGAATGAATTCACCCCTTTTTCGAGAATGGCGACTGGAAAAGAAACAAAGAAAACCAGTTCGTCCAAAAACTCTCAAGAGACGAAAGATCCGACTGTGACGACTTAGGGATTGTTGGCTTTATGAGCGATGGGCTACGTTCAGAATATCAATTCTGGAGAATAGTCCGAGATTTGAAATTATCTCCTGAGTCTGTCGATAGGTGGACTCTTCATGATATAAGAAGGGCAAACGCCTTTCTTGACATGAGTCAGGATTATAAAAGTGCTTGGCATGCCTTCTACGAAGTCAAGGCCGAGTTAAATGCTGGAGAAGATAATGTCACAGGCTGATTCCTTTACCCTTGATTTCAAATTTGGCGGAAACGTAGAATTTCTTAATCGACTTGAGACGCTGATGCGCCGAGTCGATGCCACTTTTGATGTGACTCAGACAGAATTAAATCAAACAAAACAGGGGATCAATAACGTAGGTCGTGAGGCAGAAAAAAACATACCAAAGATAAACGGTCTTGGTGGTTCTTTTTCGTCTTTGGTTGGCCCATTAAAGGCTGTAGCCGCTGGATTTATTGGGTTAAGCACCGTTAGAAGGGCTATTTCTTCATTCTCTGAAATTGAAAATTTGAATGCAAATATGAGTGTTCTTTTAGGAGATAAAGGAGCCGCAAAAGAATTTTCAGCATATTTAACTGATTTTGCAAAAAAGACTCCTTATGCAATTGCTTCATTAGCCGGATTATCAAAAGGGCTTATTCAGTATAATATTCCTCTTGATAGAACTAAAATTTTAATGGGACAACTTGGTGATATTGCTTTAGGAGACGAAAATAAAATGTCTTCTTTAGGTGTTGTTTTGGGACAGGTTGCTAGTGCTGGTAAACTACAAGGGCAAGATCTAATGCAGTTTATTAATGCAGGTTTCAATCCTTTGACTGTTCTTGCTGAAACAACAGGAAGAACAATGGCTGATCTTAGAGAGGATATGAGTAAAGGAAAAATATCTTTTGAAATGGTTGCGGGAGCGATGCAAGCCGCTACTGAAAAAGGTGGAAAGTTTTATAAGGGAATGGAAGTCGGTTCAAGAACGCTTTCTGGGCTTTGGTCTACTGCGATGGATAATATAAACATGAGTTTAGCCGGAGCTGTCGAAAAGAACCAAGATAAAATAAAAGGAATTATTGAAAGACTAGGAAATATTGATCTAACAAAGCTTGTAGATGGAATGGCTGATTTAGGAAACAAAGCCATTACGCTTGCAGAAGACGGAGAAAAGCTAATTGAAGTTCTCGCTAAAATTCCAAATCTTGTAGAAGGAATAGCCGCCGCTTTTGTTACATACAAATTAGCGGCTCTTGGTGGATCTCTTGCGACCGCTGATTTTTCAGGAGCGATGAAAAATTTTAATAATCAATCAATTGGAATGAATAGAAATCTTCTAAAATTGGTTGGATCTAAAGGCGGAGCTATGGGGGCCGCTATTGGAACTATGGTAGGAGTGTCTGGAGAACAGAGTACTACTGTTGGCGGTAATTTGGGTGAGCTTGCTATGGCAATGACAGCAGGGGCCGCCGCTGGTGGCCTTATGGGGGCTGCTATGGCTGGGCTCGCGGTTTCGATTACAAACGTTGTTTCTGCGTTAAGTGAATTGAAAGATGTAAAGATGGAAGAGGGAAAAAGAGACGCTAGTTATAAAGACATGAATAACGCTCAAAAAGCATTATCAATAGCGAAAAAACAATATGACGCCGGAGACATAACAGAGTCCCAATACAAGGCAACGTATGATACTTACATGAGATTATTTTCTAAAAAAGATGCTAATACGGCTGCCTTTGATCCTACAAATTCTTCTTATAATCTTTGGAAAGAGAACAAAAAAGAAGGAGCTGCAGCAAAAGGAAATGTAACGAACGTAAATAATGTAAATTCAAATAACATTACTCAAAATGTAGATATGCGGGCTGAGTTTGATAAGATTGGAATGTTATTAAACACAAATTTAAGATCTATCATCGAAAGACAGGTTAAATTGAATTATCAAACTTCAATTTTGACGGAAATTTAATATGATCGGTTGGATTCAAAAAGCCACAAATAAACATTATGACGCGCAACCAGTTGCAGCTTCTTTGTTCATTCGTTCTGAACAATTAGGATTAGAAGCTATTCCGTTTGATCTTTTTATGGACGAGTCACACGGGCTTGAATTTAAAGTATCTGAACACCCTTTACAAAATGGATCTGTTGTCGCGGATCATGTGCAAAGGCAATTAAGATCATGCACAATAAAGGGAATGTTTTCAAATCATTCAATGAAAGAAAAATTGGAAAGTGAAAATAGGGATGTTGTAGAAATAGTCGATCCAAATACAGCAGAAGCAAACAAAATGACAACGCCAAGGGCTAGAGAAATGTATATGAAGCTAGAAGCTTTGGCGGATAAAAAAGAACCATTAAGACTTGTTACTTCTCTTATCGTTTATCCGAAAATGATAATTACTTCTATAAAGTCAGATAGAGGAAAGGCTGACGGAGAAAGCGTTAAGTTTACAATGGTCCTTAGAGAAATAGAAATAAAAAAAATCATGCAGGTAAGTGGAAAATATATCTATGACCCACAAAAAACAAACACTTCGGACCAAAGACTTATATCGTTAAAAAAAATGGGCGGAAGAAAAAGCGCTGATGAAATTGAAGCTGATGCCTTGACAGACAAACTTAATGCGAGCTTATTAAAATGAAAATAATTCCATTTGATCCTACAATTTCATCTTATCAGCAATTCACGGTAAATTTGGGAGATTTTGTTTGTTCTTTTCGTTTATTATGGAACGAAAGAGATTCTTCTTGGTTTTGTGACTTTTCTACTGATGCTGGTGAAAACAATTCTATTAGGCTTGTTATAAACAGTTCGCTTATTGGATCATTTAGCAAACTTGGATATGATGGAGATTTTAGAGTATTAAAAATGGACGCTTCTGGTGAAAATGTTATAACTTCTTCAAATTTTGGAACCGTTTGGAAATTAGTCTTTGGAACATCTGATGAGTGGGAGTCTTTCGATGGCGTATAATCGAGTTGCAGAACTATATGTGGGCTTATTTCCTAATGGTAATGATCCGGCGGCTTCTGGTTATCAAATAGAAAATCTTCATTTTGATTTTGAAGTAAAAAAAACAATTGAATTTTATAAAGAATCAGCTCGTTTTTCTATTTACAATGCGAACGATCAAACAATAAAAGAAATTACAGACGGTGGCTCTTGTGTAATTTTCAGAGCCGGGCATAAAGATCAAATTGTTGGAAATATCTTTATTGGGCAAATAGGGCTTGCCTTTACTGATGATCTTCCAAATGGAGATACGGTAACAACGCTTCTTTGCACAGCGCAACGAGGAGCCCAGTATCCACTTGAGAGAAATTACATTTCTTTTTCTTATCCTATTGGAACTTCTTTTTTCACAATATTGAGAAACATAGCTGATTTTGCTGGAGTTCCATTAAGCGGAGCCAATGAACTTAAATCCATAAAACTTGAAAAAGAAGATGGGCCATATTTAGACACTGGAAATATTAGGGATGTTGTTGAAAATTTTATCAAGAGAAAATTAAGAAAACTTGGTGGATTTGTAATCATAAGCAATAACGAAATGATTTATATTGATACCACAAAAAAAGGAACCGAATTAGAAAGCTTAATTCTAACGTATTCAACTGGGCTCATAAGCGCAAAAGAGATAAGAGACGAAAGATCTGTAAGTTTAGAGTCAGCATTTAAAGATAACTACAAGTATTATATGGGCGAAACAGGGGAAGCAAAGAAGATAGATGTGCAAAAAAAACCAGATAATAGTCAAAAAAGAGTTCAGTTTGAATGTATTTTAACACCAGAAGTCTCTATAAATAAACCTTTGTGGATTAACGCTAGAAAAAGTGATTCCGATACTCGTTCAATTCGGGGCAAATTCTATGTCTATGAAGCTGAGTTTAAAGGAACAAATTATGGTACTGGTGGTAGCGACTTTACTATAAGTGGAAAAGCTCTTTCAAGGGACTAATATGTTTGAAGAAAACGAAATTAAAAAGATGATAGATAGGCGTTTTGAAAACTTTGAATCTGCCATGCCTGGAATTATATCTTCCGTAAATTCTGATGGAACAGTTAATGTTGTTCCTATGATAAAAAAGGTGGCAACCAATGGTGTTATTGATGTTGAAAACTTAGTTATTTTATCAGTCCCGTTAATTGATCTCGGGGGCGCCTATTGTTCAATCGAGATCGAACCAGTAAAAAATGATACAGTAATGCTATTAGCAATGTCTAGAGATTCTGGTAAATGGAAAAGCAGCGACTGGAAAAAACCTCAAACTCCAAATTCATGCGACGGAAATAATCTCAATGACTTTGTTGCATTTTTGACTCATTTTAATGGGAGTGGCGGGACCAAGGCAAAAATAAAGATAGCTTCTGATGGAATTGTCACAATAAATGGGCATTTAGAAATTTCGGCGGTGTGAAATGAAAAAAATAGCAGTTGAAGGAATGACTTTCAAATTTGTTGAAACTGGTTACTCTTTTTCTGCCGCTTCCGTTATCACGCTACCAAGCGAATATATAAAGTCAGATGGTAAAAAAGCTTATTGCGGAAAAATAACAGTTTCAGTAACTGGTATAAAATATGGGGCCTATTCTGGCGTTGGATCTTTTGACTTAAACCCTAGTTCAATAAATAAATCAAACGGTAAAAACTTGTTACTTGAAGGAGATTCTAGCGATCCGGTTCAAGTTACTCTTTA